GTAAAATCTTCCTTAGTCCGCATCTCGAAACCGGCTTCTGCTTCGAGCTTGTCAATTTTCTCGTATTCCGTAATGCTCGGTTCAGAGCTGCTGTGCGACGTAATGGAAACGAGTCTGCCTGCGGCAAATACGCTCGTCCCGATCAGCAGGCAGCAAATGGCGGCTGCTGACACAAGTCTTCTGGCTGTCCATTTTTTCATTTTTGTTGTTCCTCCTGTTTGCCTGTTCGACTCGGCGGACATAATCCGCTCATCGATATTCGTTTTGCTGCTAATCGGCACTTCTACTCGATCGGCAGCCTTCCTGAGTTCTTCTGAAATGAACTTATCAAACTCTGTATCACTTCTCACGATACCCTCCTTCCTGAACGATTCTTTTCAGCTTTTTTCTGGCAAAATACAGCCTGCTTTTTACGGTCCCCTCCAAAATGCCAAGCGTCTGTGCCACTTCTTTGACAGACATTTCTTCATAGTAGTAAAGAACAATCACTTCTCTGGACGCCTGATCCAGGGCTGATAATGCTGATTCCAGCAATATTTTGTCTTCTGTTTGTTCATTCTGGATTGATGCAGATGAGCCGAGCTGCATTGCAGCAAGGTCTGCTCTGCGGACTATATCTTCATCCGGCTGCTGTCTGCCATGTTCCTTAGCCTTTTTTCGGGCAGCCTGTGTCATGATCCGGAAAAGCCAATATCTGAAGCTTTCCTCTTGCCGTAACTGACCGATACATAGCCAGCAGGTGACAAAGGTGTCTTGCAGTACGTCTTCTGCGTCCTCCCTGTTTCCGCAGATCAGATAGGCGCTGCGAAAGAGGGGTACGTGATATAGTTCATAGATTCGGTCAAAAGAAGAGTGGTTGCCGCTTTTCATCTGCCGTATTAGTGTGCGTTCATCCATATGAGCTCCTGTTAACGTATTTAGATGCATCTATATATTAAGAGTCACATAAGAGCAGTTTGGTTCAAATAATTGTACATTTATATTGTGCGAAATTCACGAGAATGGCCGCTTTCGGATTTTCGGTGGCGTGAGCTATTCCATCCTACCTTCGGCTGTGCTACTATCGCGGCGAAAGGAGGCAGAAAGCCATGACAGAAATACAAGACAACAACCAGCTGCTGAAATTTGCCTGTGAGGATCTTCGGAGCGTACAATCCTTGATCCTTACAGTTACAGACCACCCGGAGTATGCCAATGCATACGCAACCTTGAGTGTTATCGATAGGGCACTTCGTTCGATCACGGAGGATATTCAGGAAGCCATAGATAATATTGACAAGGCTTTAAACAAGAAGGAGCAGAATGTTCAGCAAAGAGGATCTGGAGTATCTGAAACAGCATGACGCTTATACCATCACCCAGGCCAATCATCACGACGTGACGATCCACAGTCTGGTGTCAGGTCACGATTGGATCATGGTATCAAATTATGAAAATCCAGGCTGTTATATTCTTCATCGCCACAATGGGAGAGACCCGTTTCACCAGCAGCAGGGGCGATACAAGTCCCTAAAAGACGCATTGGATTATATCAAACGGCACGATAAGTTCTACTCTTCATAATGATCACGCCTGTCGGCTGCCCTTCGGGACAGTCGGCAGGCTTCTTTTTTTTGCTCAAAAGTTCTCCCAAGCGTTATAAAAATCGGCCCTAAGCAGGCATGGGAAGGCAGAGGGATGGACCAGTTCCCTCGGAAGGGAGAACGAGAATATGCAAGTGACAAAAATCACAACCCCTGCTGAACCTGCTGTGCCCAAGGCGCACCAGCTTTCTGAGAAGCAGTTATACGACGAGATCAACTATCACCGGGCCGAGAGGCTGTCAAAAAAGATGCTGGAAAAAGGGCTCATCAGCGCTGACGAGTACGACAAACTCCTTGTCGAAATCCGGAAGATATTTGTGCCGATTTTGGCGGAGCTCTTATGAGAATTGAGTTGATATGTGTCGGATAGTATCGCAACATCGAACTACGATCAGGAGGCGAGACCATGAAAAAGATAACGAGAATTGAGCCTACGGCGTCGCAGCCCATAATGACAAAAACGAAAGTCGCTGCCTACTGCAGGGTCTCCACCGAAGCGGATGCCCAGCTTGTCAGTCTGGAAACACAGAAAAGCCATTATGAAGAGCTCATAAGCGCAAACCCGGAGTGGGTGTTCGCGGGGCTTTATTACGACGAGGGCATCAGCGGCACCAGTAAGGAGAAGCGGCCCGCCTTGCAGCGGATGATCGCAGATTGTGAAGCCGGAAAAATAGACCGGGTATTAGTTAAGTCATTATCGAGATTTGCCCGCAACACCACGGACTGCTTGGAGCTAACCAGAAAGCTGCTCGGCCTCGGGGTGACGATCTACTTTGAGAAAGAGAACCTCGACACCGGATCGATGGAGTCGGAGCTTCTGCTCTCGATCATGAGCAGCCTCGCGGAAAGCGAGTCCCTGTCCATTTCAGAGAACAACAAATGGGGCATCCGGCACCGGTTCGAGAACGGGACATTTAAGATCGCCAGCCCTCCTTACGGCTTCGATTCGAAGGACGGAGAGATGGTCGTTAACGAGGAAGAAGCCAGGTGGGTCCGCTGGGTTTACGCGCAGGTGCTGAGCGGAAAATCAAGCGGTGCGATTGCGCGGGAGCTCAACGAGAAACAGGTACCCACACGAAGAAACGGAAACTGGACGGGCACCACGATCCGGGGAATGCTTACAAATGAAAAGTACATCGGCGACTGCCTGTACCAGAAGACCTACTCGGATTTCCGCTTTCGCAGGCACTACAATCACGGCGAGCGCGATCAGTTCTATATGGAAGATCATCATGAGGCGATCATCAGCCGGGAAGACTTTGAGGCTGCAGGAGCACTCTTGCAGCAGCGGGCGCGGGAGAAGAACATCAAAAAGGAAGAACTGCGGGTCACAAGCAAGTATCCGTTTACCGGGATGCTTGTCTGCGGAGAGTGCGGCAGAAAATTTAAACGGCACATCAACACAACAGGGAGCCTTAAGTATCCGGTTTGGGTCTGCAGTCAGCATCTGGAAAACGTCAGCGCCTGCTCCATGAAGTCCATCCGGGAGTTCGATCTGGAGCGTGCCTTCACGACCATGATGAACAAGCTCATCTTCGCAAAGAGGGATGTGTTGGATGCGCTGCTTGATGGTATCCGGGGAGAGACGCATAAGGAAAACCTGCGACGGGTCGACGAGATCGGCCAGAAGCTGGAACAGAACGTGGAGCGGCGGCAGACCCTGACCACCATCATGACGCGGGGATATCTGGAGCCTGCGCTCTTCACGCAGGAGAGCAATGCGCTCGCCGCCGCGGCGGATGCGCTCACAGCGGAAAAAGAGCAGCTGGTGAAGGAGATCAGCGGCAGCCTTCATAAAACGGATGCGCTAAACGACTTGATCCGGTACGCGGGACACGCCGAGTCGGACCCTCATTTTGACGGGAAACTGGTCGGGCGGTTTCTCGACCACGCAGAGGTGCGGAGTCGAAACGAGGTGGTTTTCCATCTCAAATGCGGCCTGCGCCTGACAGAAAGGATTGGTGAAAATGAGTAGAGGACATACGCCTTTTGGCTACAGGATCGAAAACGGCGTTGCAGTGATCTGCGAGGATCAGGCAGAGCAGATCCGGAAGATCTACACCGGATACCTTGGCGGACTTTCCCTGAGAAACGCAGCGAAGGAAGCTGGGATAAAAATGGTGCATGCCTCGGTCAGACGGCTCCTGCAGAATCCGCACCTTTTGGGTGACGACTTCTACCCGGCCATCATTGACAGAGAGACCTTCGACGCCTTTGAGAAAGAACGTAAGCGCCGGGAAAAAGCGCTGGGCCGGGACAATATGCAGAAGAAAACCGTGGAGCCGGTTCCCGCGCCCACATCCTTCCGGATGGCACAAGCGGCACAGACCTTCAGTGATCCTTACCAGCAGGCGGAGTACATATACAGCTTGATTGAAAGTGAGGTTTGAAATGGCAACAGTGAGAATGATCCCTGCCCGGCCTGCGGTCGGCGCGAGGAAGAAAACAGAGAATGCTCCCAAGATCCGGGTGGCAGCATACTGCCGCGTCTCTACGGATACAGATGAGCAGGCGACAAGCTACGATGCCCAGATCGAGCATTACACAGATCTCATCGCAAAGCATCCGGAATGGGAGCTGGCAGGCATCTATGCCGATGATGGTATCTCCGGCACCAACACGAAGAAGCGCGAAGAGTTCAACCGGCTGATCGATGACTGCATGGCAGGCCGTGTAGATATGGTGATAAGTAAGTCGATTTCGAGATTTGCCCGCAACACCCTCGACTGCCTCAAATACATCCGGCAGCTAAAGGAAAAGAACATCGCAGTTTTCTTTGAGAAGGAGGCGATCAACACGCTGGACGCCAAGGGCGAGGTCCTGCTCACCATCATGGCGTCCCTTGCGCAGCAGGAGAGCCAGAGCCTTTCCCAGAACGTCCGGCTGGGGCTTCAGTACCGCTACCAGCAAGGCAAGGTGCAGGTCTGCACGAACCGGTTCCTCGGCTACGACAAAGACGAGGAAGGTAACCTGGTCATCAATCCGGAAGAGGCTGAGGTGGTGAAACGTATCTACCGGGAGTACCTTGAGGGAAAGAGCTACTACGCCATCGGGCAGGGCCTCACAGCGGATGGCATCCGGACGGCGGCAGGCAATGATTATTGGATGGCATCCACGCTGAAGAAGATCCTGACGAATGAGAAGTACATTGGTGACGCGCTTTTGCAAAAGACAGTCACAACGGACTTCCTGACCAAGAAACGGGTCGTTAACAAGGGAATCGTCCCACAGTATTATGTTGAGAACAGCCCCGAGGCCAT